CACCAAGACGTCCAACAGACCCGCCTATCATCATAAAGAATATGGGCATAATACGAGCAGGTTTAGTTACTTTACCTATCGGAAGGACGGATTTAATACCAGATGATTACGAGATTGTCGATAAGAGGAATGATATACCCATCAAAGGTTATGACTTTAAGTTTACTTTACGTGAATCACAGCAAACGGTTTATGACTCAATTGAAGACAGTTGTATAATTAACGCTTGGGTCAGTTGGGGAAAGACATTTACAGCTTTAGCTATAGCCAATAAACTAAAACAGAAAACACTTATAGTTACACATACGATTGCTCTAAGGTCGCAGTGGGAAAAAGAAGTGCAAAAAGTATTTGGGGTTGCAGCGGGTGTGATAGGCTCGGGTAAGTTTGAAATCGATAGGGATATTGTCATTGGCAACGTACAAACTTTGTACCGAAATCAGGAAAAAATCGCAAAAGAGTTCGGTACTATTATTCTCGATGAAATGCACCATGTAAGCAGTCCAACTTTTACACGCATTATCGACTCAAACAGGGCTCGATATAAAATCGGACTGACAGGGACGATGCAACGAAAAGATGGAAGACATGTTATATTCCGTGATTATTTCAGTAATACAGTATATAAACCACCAAAGGAAAACTATTTGACTCCACGCGTTGAAATAGTTAGAAGTGGTATTCGCTTCATGGATGGAGCAAATATAGCGTGGGCTACTCGAATTAACGAGTTAGCGTATGATTGGGAGTACCAAAACATATGTGCGGTACTTGCTGCAGGTTATGCTGCAAAAGGTCACAAAGTGCTCGTAGTGAGTGATAGAGTAGATTTTCTCAAGAGAAGTGCAGCACTTGTAGGAGAAAACGCAATTTGCGTAACAGGAGATGTTCCACACGAAGAAAGAGGTGAAATGATAAAAGAAATATTTACTACGAAAGATATACTCTTTGGCACACAAAGTATATTTTCAGAAGGTATTTCAGTAGATTGTCTTAGCTGTCTAATTCTTGGAACACCTATAAATAATGAACCTCTACTAACACAATTAGTTGGTAGAGTAATAAGACTATATGAAGGAAAACCGCAACCAGTAATCGTAGACATCCATTTAGAAGGTCGTACAGCTAGAAAGCAGGCAGGTGCGAGAATGGGGTATTACATGAAACAAGGGTACGATGTTACTTACTTATAGGACTGAAAAATATTTCTTGACACGAGGTTAAATTTTTGATATAATGTTACTCTATAATTGGAAAAAGATAAAAAAAGAAAGCAACGGAAACGTTAAAGATATTTTAACAATCCTACATATTTTGACATATAAACTGCCTCCAGTTAATAGGCATGATAGAATATACAAGTTTTGGCAGAAGAGTTTTCACGGACACAGTTTCCTTGTAAACCCCGAGCCTTTGTTTATTCAAAGAAGGAGATATTCAGATAGCGAGATTGCGCAGTACGCAGGTATCGCGTCGCTACGTAACTATTATGAATATCAAAATACGAAAGATACCACTCTAGACCTTTTTCTCTTTACAGGGAATCAGGACATAATAGAAAGCAACAGATTACTTTGGATTGAAGAGGATAGTATTCACTTTAAATTTGAAGAAATCACTAAAGGAGAAATGAAATGGCAATAAGTTTTAATCAAGCCAAGGGCGAAGCCCAAAAAAGTAAAATTGACAGTTATCAATACGTAGAAGGCGATAACAAAGTCAGAATGGTCGGTGATATGTTACCAAGATATGTCTACTGGCTAAAAGGTGAAAATGGTAAGAATTTACCTTTCGAGTGTTTGTCGTTCGACAGAAACACTGAAGCATTTACCAATGTGGAAAAAGATTGGGTAAGAGAGTATCATCCAGAGCTTAAATGCGGATGGTCTTATGCAATCCAATGTATTCACGATGGTAAAGTCAAAGTCTTAAATCTTAAGAAGAAACTACTGGAACAAGTAATGGTAGCCGCGGAAGACCTCGGAGACCCAACTGACCCTGAAACTGGGTGGGATGTATGCTTCAAAAGAGTCAAGACTGGACCGATGGCTTACAATGTTGAGTACCAACTACAAGCATTAAAGTGCAAACCAAGAGCTCTCACAGAGGATGAACAAGAGTTAATAACAGACCTTAAGTCTATGGACGAAGTCTTACCAAGACCTACTCCAGACGCTCAAAAAGAGCTTCTCGATAGACTAAGAGAAGGTGCTGATAATTCAACTCCAGATGAGTCAATTAGCGACGAGTTCGATATTAGTTAAGGAGAATCATGATTACAGTAGGAGATAAATTTCCTGCATTTACTTTGCAGGGCGTAAATTCAAATAATGAGTTTGTAGACGTTTCAGTTACTGAACACTATGACCCATTAAAACACGACTATACAGTAATCTACTTCTATCCTAAAGACTTTACTTTCATATGCCCAACAGAAATCGCGGGAATGGATATGTTAGTAAGTGAAGCAAATGTAATCGGTATTAGTGGAGATAATGAGTTTTGTAAATTAGCTTGGAAAAAAGATAATGAACTCATTGGAAACATTAAGCACTCTTTAGCAGCTGATTGCGGCTTAAGACTTGCGGATGAACTAGGTATAGTTGATGAAGAAGCAGGTGTCTGCTACAGAGCTACTTATATTATTGATAAAGATGATATAGTACAGCACGTAAGTGTTAATGCATTAGACACAGGCAGAAATGCTAATGAAGTTTTAAGAACACTACAAGCTATTAAAGCTGGTGGTCTTACAGGTTGTGAATGGCAACCAGGAGAAGACTTCGTAGGATGATTCTATTTACAGCAGATTGGCACATTAAACTCGGACAAAAGAATGTACCTGTAGCATGGGCTTGCGCTCGCTACAAAATGTTCTTTGAACAAATACAAAAAATCGAAAAAAATGTAGATTTGCACATCATTGGTGGGGACTTGTTTGACCGAGTCCCCAGCATGGATGAATTAAGCCTTTACTTTGACTTTGTAAAGGGAGTTACAGTACGAACGATTATCTTCGATGGAAACCACGAAGCAACTCGTAAAAATAAAACCTTTTTTACAAATTTAAAAAAAGTAACTACAAGTATAAACCCTCTTGTAGAAGTAATAGATGAAACATATTATGAAGATGACTGGGCAATATTACCTTATGCTGATTTACACAAAAAGAAAAGCATAGAAATGTTAGATGCCTATTATCTTTTTACTCATGTTCGTGGAGAGATACCTCCTCATGTACAACCTGAAGTAGATTTAGATAGATTTAAACACTTCACTTATGTATTTGCAGGAGACTTACATGCACATGAAAATACACAAAAGAATATAATATATCCTGGCAGTCCTATGACTACAAGTTTTCATAGAAACTTGGTAAAAACAGGATACTTACTGATAGATGATCAAACTCATCATTTTGATGAAGATTGGAGTTGGACTTGGCATGAGTTTGACCTTCCTCAGTTATTAAGAAAAACAGTAGAAACAGAAGATGAAATGGTACAAACAGACTTTCACCATACTATCTATGAAATAGAAGGAGATGTATCAGACTTAAGTAATGTTAAAAATAGTGAATTACTTGATAAGAAAGTCATAAGAAGAAAAACAGAAGCAACTCTAGTATTAGATAAAGAGATGTCAATGGAAGAAGAACTTAATGAGTATTTAAGTTATATACTAGAGTTAAATGAGGATAAAGTTAAAAATATTTTAGGAGTGTTTAGTGATTACGCTAAAGAAGTTGCAGTGGAGTAATTGTTTTAGTTATGGTTCAGATAATGAATTAGATCTAACTGAAAGCATAGTTACTCAATTAGTTGGTACAAATGGTACTGGTAAGTCCTCTATACCTCTCATTTTAGAGGAAGTTCTTTTCAATAAAAACTCGAAGGGAATTAAAAAAGCAGATATACCAAATCGAGAAGTCAATAATGGCTATGATATATCTTTGTCTTTTGATGTAGTTGACGATAGTTATAAAATTGATGTAGTTCGTAGAGGTAATATAAAAGTAAAGCTCTACAAAAACGATGAGGATATATCAAGCCACACAGCTACAAATACATATAAAACATTAGAAGAAATTATTGGAATTGACCATAAAACTTTTAGTCAGATTGTATATCAAAATACTAATGCATCTTTGCAGTTTCTTACTGCTACTGATACGAACAGAAAAAGATTCTTAATAGATTTATTGCAGTTAGATAACTATGTAAAATATTTTGAAGTATTCAAAGACTTGGCAAGAACTATTGGCTCAGAAGCTACATTAGTGCAAGGCAAAATTGATACAATAAATAAATGGTTGTTAGATAATAAAATGGAAGATACATCACTATTATCGAAAATCGATTTACCATTTGTCTCGGAAGAAGATGACAAAACTTTACGTTCTCTTATGATAGAATATGAAAATATCTCCGAAATCAATAAAAAAATCAATAAAAATAATTTTACACGAGAACAGTTAGATGAAATTGATATTACCTCTTACAGACAACAATTAGAGGAGTACTCTAAAGACATAGATGTAGCTCCCCTTCAAAGAGAAATTACTCTTGCTAAGTATAAATTAAATGAACATAGAAGTTCCTTAGAAGAGTATCAAACTATGAAAGGCGAATGTCCTACTTGTCATCAAGATATTGATGAAAATTTTGTAAAAGAAAAAATTGAACATCACTCTACAAAAGTAACTAACTATGAAAGTTCTGTAGATAAACTATCGAAAGAAAAAATAGAAGGAGACGAAGTCAACAAAATAAGACTTGTAGCAAAAAGAAGAGTAGCAGACTGGGAAGACTTATACAGAGACATAGACGCAACACTACCAATAAAAGTCTTAGAGGCAAGTGAATTACAAACAAAAATTAGTGAGCTGCAAAACAAGATTAGAAAAGATAGAGAGGCCTGGGAAGACGTAGCTGCAGAAAACGAAAGAATAGAAAGACATAATACTCGTATCTCAATTATAGAAGAACAACAACAAGATTTTGAAGATCAATTAAGTACTTTAACAGAAGAAATTACTGACATAGAAGAAAGATTAGGTCATATAGAAATATTGAAAAAAGCATTTAGCACAAATGGACTACTTGCTTACAAAATAGAAAATTTAGTTAAAGACTTAGAAGAACTTACTAATGAATACTTGGCAGAACTATCCGATGGTAGATTCAGTTTAGAGTTCGTAGTACTAAATGATAAGCTAAATGTAGAAATAGATGACAATGGAAAACCCGTAGATATACTAGCATTGAGTGCTGGTGA